TCGCCTTCCTGCCTCATGAACTCAGCAGTGACCGCCGAACGTGCGCTAAGGTGCTCACGGGCTACGACTACAGCATCTCTCTCGCCCGACATACGAACGGGAATCTCACGAGCGTCATCAAGGAACTCCTCGTACAGTCCGATGGTGCTTATGGCCATATGCTTAATGACGCCGTTAATTAGTTTAGTACGGCGACCAAGGCGCGTACGCATCGCAGAGTCAACTAGCGCAAGTTCAGTAGCGATCTCAGATGTTCCTGCAACACCACGGGCGTACTCAGGGATGCCTAGCACGAATTGGATGGAAGACTCTATTCGATCTCGAATGTCCATGAATTCAGGAGTGAGTCCTGCCGTAGGGGTTGAACCGATAATATCTCCGAGCGGAGCGGCGTTCTTACCTTGTAAACGTACCACGTCTCCGGGGGAGGTTGCATTGGCAACTTGGTCAACGAAGTCCTCGGGGTTGTCGCAGAGAGCCTCGTTGATGACGGTAACTGGTATTGAAGCCTGAGCGTGTCGGAGTTCCAAAGTATCCAGTTCATTAAGTCTCCTCTGCTGCCGTTCAACAAGTTGGCTGTCTGCCATCCCGCCGATGTCGGACAAGTTGTCGTTGAAAGTTAGCATCTTGAATGGGTTACGCACGAAGACGTAGGGCAAGTCGCCCTCGAACAGTGGCTCTTCACAGTCTTCTAGCATGTGGTAGTAGCGGTCTGCTGTAAAGTCGTAGACTTCATAAACCGTAATCCACTCGAATGTATCACGTATTTTTTCAGCATCTGCCGCAGATGTCTGCTCGCTATCTTTTAGCCACTTAGGGAATGTGCCGAATTTGGCCTTCCCTGCTACGCCTTGATCGTAGAATACTTCATTCTCTTTGTCCTTCTCTGGTGTGGACCTCTTCTCGAACTCATGCTTGGTTAGTGTCGTAACTTCGATCACGTACCGCGCATCCTCCCACCGGGAAACGCTCATGTCGAAGAATACGTAGCGAGGATCGAGCACAAGAAAGTCAGGGCGTTGCCGTGCAAAGTTCCACACAGTTTTCATAAATGCCCGTGGGTAGACGCTGGCATAGGTTGACATCTTCCATAGTAGCTTGTAGGCGTCCGTGCGGTATAGCGCATCATTTATGAGCGCCTCGCGGTACCTTGCTGCTAGTTTTGTCTTTTCATCAGTCTTGCGAGGATCACAAGTGACCTGCGGGTTTGGTGGGCAGACACTGGCCACCATTGTATCGCAGAAAGCGTATAAATAGTTATTCTCTATCAGCAGCGGGCTATCTTGGCTTGCAGCAGAGTCCCAGAACTCAGATCGGTACCATGCACGCCATTTGTCCCACTTTTCATGGGTTTTGTTGGCTTGCGCGATGTGGGCTGCGATTATTGCCTTAAATGTCTTAGGTTTTAGCGACATTTCGTTCCTTCCCTAGTGTTTGCGATAAGATAGCACAGTTTGCACAATAGCGCCCTAAAGCCAGTATTTTTTGCGTTTTTTGCGGGATTTGTCCTTATGTAGGGCAATCCTCTCGTCATAAGTGTAGTTTCGGATGTCAATGATGTTATCTTCTGGTTTGTGCTTATAGCGCCTAGGTGCTGAACGTGCACCCACGATGGCCATCTGCAAAGCACTGATCTTATCCCAGTGATGGCGGTCGCGGCGTCTTGAAGACGACTTACCACGGGCTATCTCGCTTGTTGGGCTTTCCTCGATCTGCTTATCGTTGCGGTATGACTGCAACTGCTCCAGCGTGTCCTCGTCATTCAAGATAAGTTCGTCAAGCAGGGCATCGACCATGTACCCGAGCGTCATATCAATAGATTTGGACGTTGTAGTGAATCCGGGCTTCCTTTTCTTCTCATAGTACATATTGGAGTATTCCCACTCCCGTAGAAGGGCAATGACGCTTTGCCCAACGCCGTTTGACTCAACAACGATCTTTGCTTTGTTGTATTTACGCCCTACTTCCTCAAGTTTACGAGAAAAGGCTAAAGGATCTATATGGTCAGCAAAACTGGCTACCTGAGTCCACTCCCCATCCCATACCTTTAATACTTGGAAGGAAGCATGGTCCCGTGCAGCATGACCGGAGGGGTCAACACCCATGACATAGTACGCATCGGGTTCTGGCTGCTCATATTCCATATATGGGCCTTCCCACTTGGTAAGATCGGCATCTAGGTGCCTCTTCAGGGCATGTGGGGGTATTGCGTTGTTAGAAGCCGTAATCCAGCAGCTTATGTCGTCAAAAGGGTAGAAAACGTTGAATAATTCAGGTGATCTGCGCAGTTCTGAGTCCATTTCGAGCATGAATCGACGGAAGGCAAGGTTGTCAAAAGTCAGCCCTTTAGGGCCAAATTTGTCCATTAAAGCGATTTCTTCGTTGTCTGGGGTCCAACTTTTGTCCCAATTACGCACATTTAGCTTCCCATCCCAGAAAGGGAAGAACTTATAGAGGTGTCGAGCCGACCCTTTCTTTGCCTCTAGGCAGTGATCATGCCAATCTGACTTAGCTTCCCATGGTGTGCACTCGAAAATGGCCAAAGCATGGTCCCTATTCGCCATAGAAGGCCAAATTAGGAACATTGAACCCGAAAAATCGGCCCAAAACGCGCATTCCGAGGCATGAAAGCTGTCAGGGGACTGACCAATACCTACAGCGCCCGCTTCACCGGACAAAATACGCATTTTTCCACCCTCAATGGGCCTAAAAGTGAGCTGACGGCTCTCCCGAGACGTCATTGTGCGCGTTCTTAGCTGCGCGGGCCACTTCTGGTGTAGATGATGAACCCTTTTGTGGAGATAATCCGCTCTGTCTCGCGTGTCTGCGATGCAAACATGGTCCCACCCGGGATTATACGCCGCTTTAGGGTAGCAAGCATACTCTGCGGTAAGGCTTTTACCCATCTGACGGGCCGTAAGAACGGTGAGGAACCTAGTTTGCCCATCTTTTGTACGTGGGGTATTACTCGCATAGTCTAAAAGCTCGTTTTGCATGGTGTAAGTGATCTTTTCAGGATCGAATTTAACGAATTGACTCGTTTTCTGGTCATGGACCTGCCCAAATTGGGTGAGCGCTAGCTTCGGGTTGCGTAGAACACTGAGAATCTGTGCTGCTTGAGTAGGAGTTACGGCCATTTACTCCTCTTCTTCCTCGTATTCTAGGTACGGGTATGGCTCTCGCGGCTCCATTTTAGCTACAAGCGCGGCACGCTGCTTTGCTATGCTGGCTTCGAGGTCCTCTTCGTTGGCGTAGCCACCGCTTTCCTCAACCATATCGTCTATTTCGGCAGAATCTCCCCTATCTCCCCACTCGGCATCGGCCTGTAGTGCGGCTTTAGCCCAGTCTTGTAGGCGGGCGTGGGTTGTGGCGGCCTCACCCCTGTCTCTTATTATATCCCGCTGCGCTATGTCTCCCCAAACGCTGTTGATCTTGTCGAAGTCGTAGTCGTACAGACCCTCTCGTGCGGCTTTAACATGGTCCGATTCCTTATACCTGCCCTCTGGTCCCTGCTCGCTCTGCCCTAGCCTGTAGGCGGGCTGCTCTGGGTCATCGGGGAGAATGGTAGGGTTACCGCGCTCATCAATGTCCTCTATCATCCCAAGGCCCTCAACATAGTCACCTACTCCATAGGTTTGCGTGTTGCCTTCCGAGTCTGTGATGGACGTCCTGTTCTGGAGTGAGTCCTCGGGGTTGATTATTGAAAATCCTCCCCGCTGATGGGAGTCTACACGCTTAACTGGAGCGTTAGCCTGATACTCGGCAGCCTCTTGCGCTGCTTTCTTGCGCTGGTCGGGATAGTTCTGCTCAGCCATGATATCTCCCTACCACTTCTCTTTGTCTGCCCAGTATGCTGCGCTCATCTTGCCCTTCTTGATGTTCTTACCGTGTCGGGACTTGAAGGACTTGCGCTTCTTCTTCATCTTGTCGGACTCGCCCTCTTTTGGCTTGCCAGCAGTGCTGGCTCCCTGCTCCCCGAACCGGATGGTCTTGACCTTGCTGCCTTCTTTAGCAACGACAACATGGCTTTTCTTAGGGTGATCAGGTGTACGCTTAGGGTCGTTGACACCCGACACCCCCGCCCGCTTTAGGGCAGACTTAACTGCATCCTTACGCTGGGAAGGGTAGTCTTTAGCCATTACTTCTCAGCCTTTTTAGGGATCTTGATTGTCTTCCCTACTACGATGGTCGTGCCCTTGATCTGCGGGTTCGCTGCTTGAATCGCAGCAACTGTTACGCCCGTAGACTCCGCCAGTTCCGATAGGGTTTGACCCTCCGCAACTAAGTGGGGCTTACCCGCCATGGGAGCTGTCGTGCCCTTGCCTATGGGGGCACGCGGTGGGCCGCTTTCGGGTTCGAGCATTTTTGTTTTCTTTGGGGCTGGCTTTTTCGGAGCTTTTTTCTCCTTCTTTGCTGCTTTCTTTTTAGCGTCCATAGCCATACCGTACGCCGCAGCGTCTTGGTATTCTTTTCCAGCCATTACTTTTTCTCCTTATCGGAGGGTTTCTTCTTTTTCCTGCCCTTAATCGTCATCGGGGGCATTACCAGCGTGTCACCCTCCATAGTGGGTTCCTTAACGTCGTCCTCACCCCGATTTTTATACCTCTTGCGCTTTTCTTTCTGATCCTTTATAGCAGCTGCGGCTGCAGCCTTTTTATCTTCATCAGCCATCGTCTATTCCTCGATTAAAAGTGAAACACAGTTTTCGTACTCAAAGTCCATAGCACATGGGATTGTTCGCGGCTCTTCTTTTGTTGAAATTGGTTCGCCTTCGCGAGCGATTTTTGATGGCGTAGCCTCAGAGACATCTATGATATCTGCCTGAATGGGGTCGGGTTCGGCTAGTTGCTCAGGTGCGGTGATATTATTCATTTGTATGAGCTGGGTAATGTAATTTATGTCCTGCTCTCCGCCGGATACCGCTTGGACGCTAGTAAACATCAACTCTGCCCACTGGCGTATCTCACGGCTCTGCCCTGATGTGATTTCTTTATCTATTAGGGACGCCATCATGAGCGAGCATATGTCAGTTACATCCTCCATTTCTCGCACTTTGCCCTGTGTGAGCAGGCGGCGAACTTCAACTAAGGGCAGGGCTACTGCGTTACTGTCGGACATGATTCTCCTTTTTCGGGCTTAACTACCTGTAGGGCGCTGAAGCGATTCGTGCCACCGCAGATACGACTGTCGTTATCTAATACGTGTGGCTGAAGCTGCCACTTCTGTATGCTGTGATACCAAAGTCCGGTCTGTGTGCGCCTTGCCCTGTCTGCGTGCAGGTTCTCCTCCAGCCAATACTGCTTGCCCGCTTGCGTTTCCCATATCATGCCCGGATTGTGGAGCGGTCGAACGAAGTCGTTCGGCAAGGTCCGAGCATTATAATGGGCATTGATGAGGGGATT